GCGGGCACGGGGCTCGCGATCGCCTGGGAGCGATCGCGCCGCGAGGCCGCCGCCCCGGTCGCCTCCGCCGACGAGCCGCCGCAGCTCGCCTGATCCGGTGGACGTCGCGAGGGCCGGACGAGGCGCCGAGGGCCCGCCGAGGCGGGCGCGGCGCCCGGCCGATCGCGCGGGCTGATGATCGTTGACAGGCCAGCGGCGTCCCGCTAGATCCGCCCGCACCCTCGGCGACCCCGATCGCCGAGGGTGCAGCACCGACATGCCGGGGAGTGGCTCAGCCTGGTAGAGCACCTCGTTCGGGACGAGGGGGTCGCAGGTTCAAATCCTGTCTCCCCGACCAAAACGGAGCCTCGTAAGGAGCGATTCTTACGAGGCTTTTTTGTGTCGCGGAGCGTCAAGATCGGCCGGTGTGACAGCACTGTGCCAGACCCGCCCCCGCCAGCGGCCGCCCGAATCTCCACCACCTGCCCCTCCCTGACGGCGATCCGGATGCACGAGACCGCGCGGCAGAGCGTCTCCCATCGCAGTGAGGTGTAGTCCGCGACGATGTCGCTCTTCTTCTTCGTGTGGGTGATCTCCCGAAGGACGTCCCGCACGGCGCCGTCGTCCTGGGCGATCGAAATCATCGTCCGCCGGAGGTCGTGGAGGCGGCGCCGGGGAAGGCCGAGGCGGACCAGGTCTTCGTGCAGCCGGCGCAGCGCGCGGATGCCGGAGCGATGCTTCGCCAGGTCGTCGCTCGAGGGGAGGAGGAGGTCCTCTCCTTCGGGCGCTCGACCGTACTCGGCCGGCCAGCCCTCGAGGCGCCAGGTGGCGAGGATCTTCGCCAGGGTGGGGTGGACGGGCACCAGCCTCGTCGCGCCGGTCTTCGTCCGGCCGAGCTTGGTCTTCTTCCGCTTCCTCGAGACGGCCTGGGCGACGGTGAGGCGGCCGAGGGGCTTGGGGGTGGTGTCGTAGCTCCGCCACTGCAGGGCTGCGAGCTCCCCCCATCGCAGGCCCCCGAGGCCTAGGATCGCATAGGCGACCCGCCTGTGCAGCGGGATGTCAGGGTGAGAGATGAGCAGCTCGAGCTCGGCCCGGGTGAACACTGCGCCGGCGCGCCACGCAGGGTCTTTGTCCATCACCTCGGGGAGGTCCTCACGATCGAGCACGAAGGGGGAGGAGGGGATCAGCTCTTCGCGCACGGCGCCCCGAAGCAGCTGGCGAAGGGTCGTCGCGATGTGGCGCACCGTCCGCGGGGCCAGCGTTCCACCACGGTTCGATGGCAAGCTCGACAGGCCCGCGACGAAGAGGCGCACCCGTCGTGGCCGAAGGTCGGCAAGGCGTACGTCCCCCAGCTTCGGGTAGATGTACCGCTCGAGCCGCTTTCGATCCTCACCCGCCATCGAGAGATCCCGCGCTTCGCGGGCCTCGAGCCACAGCGCGGCCCACTGCTTGACGGTGACCGTCTTTGGATCGATGCCCAGCTCCTTGCCGGCCTCCAACTGCGCGAGCAGTGCCCGGAGCATGGCCTCCGCCTCGCGCTCCTGCCCGACCTCGAGGCCGGTCGACTGCCGCCGGCGCTTCCCCGCTTCGTCGTCGTAGTCGAGCCAAAGCCGGCTGCCGCGCACGAAGACGCGGCCTCTCCCCACGGCCATCTTCACCTCCGGCGGGCCAGCATGCGCACGACGGCGGCCTCTGGATCAATCGGGGCCGGGCGTTCAGTCCGCCGGCGCATCGCTCCCTCAACCTCCGAGATCCGCACCCGGTAGTGCCCGCGCTTGGTGCCTGCGCGACGGTCCGGCAGCTTCCCGGCGCGGATCATCGCGTGGATGGTGTCGGGCGAGCAGCCGCAGGCCTTGGCGGCGACCGCCACCGGGACGAGCTCGTCAGCGTGCAGCTTCGCAGGCGGTGGAGGAGGTGCGGCCCGGGCGGCTCCGCGGGCGGCCGCTTCCTCGAGGAGCTCCTCGAGCTCGGCCCGGGTGAGAGTGACAATCTGAACGACGCTCATCCGGCGATCACCTCCGCGACCGCCGCCGTTGCCTGTTCGAGGTCACGCTGCATCGCACGCCACCCCTTCCACCGCGCTCATGGCCTCCGCCAGAGTTCGGAACGTCTGCCCGCTCGGCGCGCGCTCGACGCCCGGCGGGGAGAGGACTTGATACGACCAGATCGCGGTGGGGTGGCCACAGTGGACCACCTCCCAGCCGGAGACGTGTCGCCGGTGGATCGCTGTCTTCCCTGGCCGGAGGGAGAGGTCCTCCCAACCGGGCCGCCCGGGGCGCCGCCGGCGGACCGCTCGGGTCCCCCTGGCTTCGCGCTGCAGGGACCGACGGATGAACGCTGGCAGCCCCGGGATGATCGCCGGGTCCATCCACTCGGGAATCGCGTAGCGCACGCCGTCGACGACGGTGTGGTCAGGGCGAGGGATGGCAAAGAGAGGGAGCAGCTCACCCACCGGCCGCCTCCCTTGCCGCGGCGATGGCCTCCTGGTGTCTGGCGTCGGCTTGGTGAACAGGTCCACCACCATCTCCTTCGCGAAAGAAGAGCCGCCCGGTCTCTCCCAATAGCCCCGCCCTCGAGGCCTATCCTCGAGGTGCAGCCGGGCGGCCCATGCTGGTGCCGGTCACGCCGGCGATGTCGTCTCCAGCGCCGCCAGCCGCACGGCCAGGCGCTCCACCCGCTCCGCCGGGGAGAGCACGCGGTTGGCGTTCTCGATCCGCTCCACCTCGGGGACGCGGTGGCGCTGGAGGGCGTCGAGGACGGCCTCGAGCTCCTTCGCCTTCTCCTTGGTTTCCTCGTCGACGTCGGCTTGCAGGTTCTCGAAGTCGCGCTCGAGCTCCTCGAGGTCGTAGCGGGCACTCCCAGCTGAGGACTCGGCGTCGTCGATGTCCGACCGAGCGCGGCGGAGCCGACTTAGGAAATCGTCTCGGGTCATCGTGTAGCCTCCATGCCCGGCAGCATCGGCGCCGGATCGAGTAGCTGGTCGAGGGCGTCCTCGAGGGCCTTGGCGGCGCAGAGGTTCGCCGGGGTGCGGGAAGCGAAGTAGCGGCGCTGGGCGGCCCGGGTCTTTGCGGCGAGCTGGTGGAGCACCTCGAACCGCTCGAGGCGCGCGTCCACGTGCCGTCGCTCGTTGCTCAGCGCGAGGGCCAGCGCGCGAAGGGCGTCCGGGTCCGCATCGATCGCGCAGAGGGCATCGGACGTCACCTTCCTCATGGCTTCGGTGGTCATGCCGCAGGCCTCCGCATTCCTGTGCTCCGGCGAACTCGTCATGGATTGATCTCCACGGGCACCAGTTCGCCACCCCGGACCTCAAGCCCGAGGTCCTCGAAGATGTCCCCGTCCCGGCAGACGTGGCGCACGCTCTTGTCACTGCGGATGGGACGCCCCTTGAAGGTCCCGGCCACGCACATCCACGATCCGTCCGGCTCGACGCGTACGATTGACGGGATGCCGAGACCGCCCACGACGACCAGGAGCGCTCCGGGCTCGTGTCGGAGCCGGCTCGGACCAGCGCAGCGACGATCCAACTCGCGGAAGAATGGGCTGCTCGACTTCCAGCGACTCACGGTACCCTCCGTAACACGGCCTCTGCCGCGAGCTTTGCCGCCTCGTAGGTCGTCGCCTCGCCCATCTTCCCGCGAGCCCACCACATCCAGCCGACGTGTCCGGTCTCGGGGCTCTCCTCGGTGGCGTAGGTGATGACGGCATCAGGCTCTGGGCCATCCGGCCCGGGAACGATCCATTCGCCACCGACGTACTCGGTGGGAACCATGTGCAGGATCTCATGCACATTCGGCCGGCGGGCCATCGCGCACCGAACGCCCGGATCGAGAAAGGAGCACCCACATCCCCGGTGCCTCGACCGGCCGATGGATCGAGTAGCCGTGCGGCGCTCGGCAGACCAGGCCGTGATGGGCCTCGCCGCAAGCGCCTCGGCAATCGCATTCCGTGGGGACGACGGGCACGTTGAGGGCGTCGGCCTTCGCCTTGTCGAACGCCCCGTCCGCGTGCTTCGTCGCCCAGTGGGCATCCGTCCTGGCCGTGTCGGCGAGGTCGCGCGCGGTCTTGAGGCGATCGGGGCTCACGCCGCGCGTGTGGATCTCCGCGGCCGAGGCGATCCCCCGCTGCCGCTTCGCCTCGAGGAACATGGGGGCCGCGAGGATGGCGGCGGTGATGTCGAGGGGCAGCTCCGGCTCGAGCGCAGCGATCGGGTGTCCGCCTTCGTCCCGCACGATGCCGGCGTCGTCGATCGTCCATGGCTTCATCGGCGCGCCCTCCAGCCCGGCGGGATCCAGAGGTGCCGATCAGGGTCGTTGAGGACCGGCGCATGCCAGTGCGTGCCGGCGCCGCAGCGAGCGCACCCCAGGCGATGCCGGAGCCGGGACCAGGCGTAGCGAAGGGCGGCGACCATCAGTGCACCACCCCGTCGTGGCACTGAGCCGACGAGGCCTCGCCCCGGAGGGCAGCCGCGCACCGAGGACACGCGACCTCGCGCACCCGCTCGACCAGCGTTGGCCCAGGCGCAACGGTCAGCCGGCCGAGCTCGCCGACGGCGGCCGCTCCCGCCACGACGCCGAGGGCGTACTCGGCGGCGCATGGGGCGAGCGATGCGCACGCCTCCTCGAGGAGGGCGATCACCGAATCGAGCCCCTCGAGACAGTCCTCGGGCAACGCGCCTCGGTTTCGCTTCGCCTCCAGGAGGAGGACCTTGCACGCGATCAGCCGGAGCAGGCCGATCGGCGCATCAGCGATCTTGATGTCGACGGTAGTCGTGTTCACCCCTCGCCCCCTTCCGCGGGGGCGGGGGCGTGTCGATCCAGCCATGCGAGGACTTCGCGGGCGTAGAACTCGACGAGCACGCCCTTCGGCGTGTCGGCGATGCATCGGCCGCTCGGCCCGCTTCGGCCGGCCAGCCGCTTCGTGTCGCTGCGCCAGCGGCCGGGCAGCGTGAGCAGGACGCGGGCGTCATCGCTCTCGATAATCTCCATCTGCCGGCGGCAGTGGTCGCGCAACTCGGTCGGCGTCATCGCGTGCCCCCTTCGCGCTCGGGGGCGGGGGTGGCAGACACGAGGACGGCGCGGAACGAGTCCATCGCGTCCTCGAACCATCCGCTCGCCAGGAGTGCCACGCCGGGCGGCGCGTGCTCCCTCATGAGGTCATAGCGGTCGATCAGCCCCTTCAGTGCCCCGCGGAGGCGATCGATCTCGGCGTCCTTTCCGGCGGCTACTTCCGCCATCCTGTCGGCCGTCTCGCACGTCGAGCACTGCATGACGTCAGCGGGGATGCGGGCCATCCCGCATTCGCAGTCGTGGTGGCCGCTGCTCGCCTTCGCCTCCTCAGGCGGGGCGGCCGTCTCTGGCTCCTTCCCGACGCATTCGGTGCAGAGGGTGGGGTCGGCCCAGCCGCACCCGCCCTCACATGGATCGAATTCGGAGCAGCCGCAGACCCGGCACACAGGGCCGCGGATCTGATCGAGCTCGGCCTGCGCTTCGGCGAGCCGATCGATCCGCTCCCCGATGCTGAGGTCGCGGCGCTCACCACCGGGGAGGTCGACCGACGTCGGGACGCCGGCGGTGTCGAGGGCGGAGCGGGCTTCGTCGAGGCGGGCCCAAGCGGCGCGGCGGGACTCGTCTGCCCGCTCCCGCGCCGAATCCGCCAACTCCACCTCGCGGCGGAGTTCCGCGAGCTGGTCGCGCAGCCCGTCCCGCTCGGCCGTGACGCACAGCACGCAGGCGTTGCCGTCGCGCTCGCAAGCCCACTCGGAGACTTCCTTGCCGCACCGGCAGCACTTCGGCAGGGCGCTCATGCTTCACCAGCGCGCGGCGAACCGGTGAGGGCGGAGAGGGCGTCGGCCTCCCACGCACGCCAGGGATCCGTGGGCGCGTCGAGGAGCGCGTTGCCGGCGTCGCCCAGCTCCGTCTCGCCGGCGACGTAGCAACGGGAGACCAGCGCCCGCCGCTGCAGCTTGGCGGCGAGGACCGACGCCTCGGCGGCTGCCATCAGGAGGGCGCTCATGCTGCCCTCCCGGCGACGATCGCGAGGCCGGCGCGAGTGCCGTGCTCGGCAGCGAGGGCGCAGATGGCGGCGAGCTCGAGCTCGCTCAGGTGCGCCTCGGCGCGGTTGCCCCGCTTGCTGAAAACGTGCCGGGCGATTCGGCGGCCGATCTCGATCTGTGCCTCGTCACCGGAGGGGCTGGTTGCCTCGGGGAACCCGGCAGTCGCGATCTCGCGGCATCGGTCCAGGGCCAGGGTCATGCGCTCGGCCAGGATGGAGCTGCGGCCGGCGCGAACCTCGTCCACCTCGTGGACGAGCAGCTTCAGTGCTTCAGCGAGGGACGTGCGCTGCATCGGAACCTCCCGCGCCCCGGGATGGGGCACGGGAGAAAGTTACCGCTCTCGCTAAGCCTTAGTCAAGTCGCTAAGTATCGAGTTCGCTAAGTCGGCGTCTTCGCGGGCTTCGGCAACCATCCGGACAAGCCTTGCCGCGTCGTCCGTTGGGCCTGCAGAAGACAGAATGGTCCCGTCGAGCGTGACGATCTCCACCACCTCGCCCAGGTCCAGCCTCACACACCTCGGATCGGATACAGCCATGAGGGACCTCACCGTTTTGAGTGAGGGTCCACCATCCACACCGAGTGTTGGGTGGTCTACTTTTGGTCGGAGGCTAGAAGATCCGGAGTCTCACGGATCAGCCGCACCAGCGAGTGGAGTACCTTCGGGTTCTTTGCCCCATCGAGCCAGAACGAATCTAGCAGGTAGCGAAGGTCGTCCGTCTCGTCGTCGCTCAGAGGCCGTCCTTCCGCCTCAAGGGTAGCGTGGTAGGGCGATGCCCGGTAGGCAGCGATCGCCTCTTCGGTGGAGGCCCGAGGCCGCCCCATTAGGACGTTTGGGCTCACCCGTAAGACCGCGCAGAGCGCGACCAAGTTCGAGCCGCTTGGCTCCTGGGAGCCCCCTTCCCATTTCGCGATCGTTACGGCGTGTACGCCGATCGCGCGGGCAAGTTCAGGCTGAGTCAGCCCCCGCCGGTCCCGGTAGGTGCGCAGGCGACGGCCGAACTCCAAGAGGGGGTCGGACATGGCGGGCAGCTTAGGATCCAATGGCTTAGCGCCTTCGGTATGAATCGAGATTGTCATTCGTTAGCGCACTCGGTAAGCTGTCGAGCCATGGACACCCCCTCTGTTGCGTTCGGACCCCATCTGCGTCGCCTCCGAGGCGCACGGTCGAGGCGGGAAATCGCTGCGGCCGCCGGAATCCACCCCCAGAGCCTCATCAAGATCGAACTCGGGATGCACCGCCCCAGGGCGGAAACCGCGGCCGCGTTGGCGAGGGCGCTCGGTGTCGAGATCGACGAGCTCTTTGGCCCGCTCCTTTCCACCGACGCTGCGCCAGCGCCTGCGGTCGCGCCACCCCCCATGGAGGCGGCGGCCGTCGAGCAAATGAAGCCGCGCCGAACCCCTGCCGCGCTCGCCCGCGAAGCCTCTTCTCCAAGTACCCCCCGCCGCGTGAGAGGCACGAAAGCGCCCCCCCTCCGGCTGGCCGCCGATGACCACCCCCGCAGTCGGGATAGGGGTGCAGGCCGCCACGCCGGAGGGGAGAAGCCGCGCCGCTCCGCAGCGTCTCTCGCCCGGGAGGTGGCTCGCCTCGAGGTTCGCCTCCGCCGCGAGCAGTCGACCCTGGAGCGGGCCTACTCGCGCTGCGTGATCGCCGGCGCGCCGCTCCCACCCGCGCCGCCTGGGATGGGCGCACGACACCGCGCCGCATGGGAGCGAGCAAGGGAGCGAGAGGCTCAGGTTCGCGAGCGACTCGCGGCCGCCCGGCAGGCTCTCGCTGGGGCGCAGGTCGCCGAGAGGGCGCCGTGATCGGGAACGAGTCAAAGCGCTACCGGAGCCAGATGTCGTGGACGAATCGAGCGACTCCTACGCAGATCCCGACCCCGCCCGACTGCGCGACCCGCTTGCCAACGTGGTTCCAAAAATTTCCATCAGGAACTAGCTCGTCATCGAAGCCAGCGAAGGCAGCCGCGAAAACCTCAACGTATCCGGCGACCACGCCACAGCCGTATGCGTACACACCGGCAAGGAAAGCAGATTCTGCATGCAGCACCGCAAGTGCCGCAGCGACGCCGGCGCCAAGCCAGGTGAGCAGCCACGGGAGGAACTCCCAAGGGAACCCTTCAGGGTTTCGACGCCTCATCCGTCCCCTCTCGCCCTCCATGGGCAAACCGATTGTTCGTATCACCAGCAGCAAGAGACGCAAGAACCCGGACGGCGCTGACAGCGCCCGGAGGGGAGCATGACGGGCGCCGGGATCGCGGGGTGGGTCGCGCTGGGCGTGTCCGCGCTGCTGGGCGTGTGCTCCGCCGCGGTGATGATCGGCTACCTGCTCGGCCGTGAAGAGTGGCTCGGCGCGGGGATCGTGGCGTGCACTTCGGCATGGGTGGTGTCGGTCGTCGTCGGCGCCGTCCGCGAGGGCGCCCGATGAGTCGGCCGCCCCGCGATCCCGCTCGACGACGGCGGATCCTCGAGGAGATGCGGGTGGTCTCGTACCGCCAGCAGCGCCGCCTCTTCGACGCCGGCGACATCGATGGCTGGCTCTCTGCGGCCGTTCGGACAGGTCGAATCGACGAGCTGCTCGCGGAGCTCGGGGAGGCTGGGCGATGAGAGCGCCAGGCTGCTCCTGCTCGACGACGGCGCCGACGAAGGCGGAGTTGCTCGGACGTCTGATCGTCGAGCTCGGCCCCGACGTGCGGCGCCTGTGGGTGACCTGGCGAACGACGGACTACGCCACGGCGGTGATCACGGCGCCCGGCCTCGAGGAGGCCGCGGCAGTCGAGCTGCTCAAGCGGGCGAAGGGGCACCTGGTGATGGCGGGCTATCGGACCCGGCGGCCGGGGGGGCCGCCCGAGGTGCGAGTGCGACACGAGCTCTGCCGGGCGTGCGTGCGCGCCTACGAGATTAAGCGTGGCTGGAGGGCGGCATGACGCTCGCCGAATTGTTCGGGGCGGTGGTTTTGCACCACACGCTCGCCGCTCTCGGAGCCGAGGTGCTCCCGCCGCGACGGATCCCGGCCGCGGGGACGCGGCGCGCGATGGTGCTCGCGGCGCTCGAGCACGGCCAGCCTGTCCACGCGCGCGAGCTCGCGAAGGCGTCCGGCCAGACGCTCAGCCCGACGCTGCGCGATCTGCGGGAACTCATCGCCGACGGCCTGGTCCTCCGTGTCGGGCCCGGCACCTACCAGCTCCGGGAGACCTCCTGATGCGCGAACGAACGACCGACGATCTCTGCACCCCCAGGATAGTGATCGACGCCCTCAGGCCGCTGGGGCCGATCACCTTGGACCCCTGCACCAACCAGTGGTCGACGGTGTCGGCGAAGAAGAAGCTCGACGGGTCGCCTGGGTTTTGTGGCCTCTCGGCGAACTGGCGCGAGCTCGCCGCCCGGGGCCTAGTCTTCGTGAACCCGCCCTACGGCCGAGGCCAGATGCCCCTTTGGTCCAGGAAGGCGACCCTCGAGGCGGCGCGGGGCTGCGAGATCGTCATGCTGGTGAAGGGGGACCACTCCACCGATTGGTGGCGAGTCCTCCGCGCCGACGCCAAGGCGATCGCCTACTGGAACGACCGGATCAGCTTCGACGGTGGACCCCACGGCTGCGGCAACTTTGCCAGCGCGCTCTTCTACTTCGGCGGCCGGGCCAAGCTCTTCGAGCGCAGCCTCGCGGCACACGCCGACATCCGGGTGCTGCGGTGAGGCTGGAACGGTCGCCAGAAGCCCGGGCCCGAGCGCTGCTAGAGGCGCTGCTCCAGGGCCATTCGCCGGGCCGGGTGATCGAGGTCGTCCACGAGGGCCCGCCCAGACCGAAGGAGCGCCCTCGGTTCGACGGGCGCTCCGGTCGCGCGATCACCGGCAGCCGCACCAAGAACCAGGAGCGCTGGATCGGGATGCGGGTCGCCGCGGCGATGAAGGGCCAGCCGTTCACCGGCGAGGTCGCAGTGGTGATGGCGTTCTGCTTGCCCGACCGAAGGATCCGCGACGCCGACAACCTCGCGAAGGCTGCGATGGACGCGGCGACGAAGGGGCGGGCCTGGGTCGACGACTCGCAGGTGACTGCACAGGCGGCGCTGCTTGAGCTCGACGCCGAGCGCCCGCGCACCGTGCTGTTTATCGCGGACCGGGCGCCGGCGTTGGGCCGGAAACCGGCGGACCCCACCAAGCAGAGGAAGCGAAGGTCGGCGCGCCCAGTGGGCCTGGCGCTTGGGAGGCGGACGTGAAGTGGTACAAGCAGGACGGGAACAGCGACTCGAACCCGAAGATCCGCCGCGCCGGCTACTGGGGCGCACGGACCTACGAGGCCCTCTGCCGGATCAGCGCCGACTTCGAGCTCGGCGGAAAGATCCCCGCCCACTACGCCGACCCGAGTTACCTCGCCGACCGGACGATGGCGATTCAGATCCTCCCGCCTGACGAAGCAGAGGCGGCGATCGCCGCCGGCCTCGAGCGTCTCGGCACGAAAGATCCGAAGTGGGCACTCGTCGAGCTTCACGAGGACGGGAGCTTGACCATCCTTGGGTGGCGGGGAGAGGGGCAGGATACCGACGCCCTCTCGTCGACCGAGCGATCTCGAAACTTCCGTGCGCTCCAGGACGCCCGCAAGGAAATCGAGAGGTTGACGGCTCTGATAGGCGATCTCCACCCAGGCCCGCAACGCGACGCAACGCCCGGCAACGCGGCTGCAACGCCCGCAACGCCCGCAACGCTGGCAACGAACGCAACGTTTGCAACGACAGAGGAGAGGAGAGGAGAAGAGAGAAGAGAAGATCTTCCTCCCCCTACCCCCTCCGCTGCCGCGCCGGGGGGCACGAGCCCGCCAGGTCCGCCAGGGGGCAACGCCGGCGGGAGCGGCCGGAAGCGGCGGCCGCCGGACGCGACCAGCGTCCGCGCGCTGATGGCGGCGTGGAACGAGCGGGCCCACCCGTCGATGCCGCGTGCCGAGGAGCCGCCGAAGCTCTCGGGGCCGATGAAGGCGGAGCTGCGCGAACGGCCGCTCGAGGGTCCCGGAGGCTGGTTGGAGCTCATCGAGCGAATGAACCGGTCCGCGTGGTGCCGGGGCGACGCGCCGTCGTCGACCCGGGCCAGCGACCTGAGTTTCCTGCTCCGGAACGCCGCGGACGTGCGCAACGGCAAGTTCGATGATCGGGGGCACCGGCGGCAACCGCCGCGCCTCGTCGGAGGTCTCGCCCCGCCCCCGCCGGAACCGATTCCGGGGGACCCGAAGGTGGGCGCGGTCGACGTTCGACGGTGCGCCTGGTGCCCGCAAATCAAGCCGCACCGATGGGACGGTCAAGGCTGGGTCGTCGCGTACCACGAGGGCTGCACGTCCGAACTCGCCACGTCGCTTGGGGCCCGGGACGTCGCCGACGAGCTCGCCGCTGAGCAGGCCTTCGCGGCCGCGGAGGCGGCGCAGTGACCCCGGACGAGCTCGAGCGCTGCGCGCTCCCGCAGCGGAAACCCATCCCGAACGACGGGCCCGCCGTCGTCGTCGCCGCCGTCGCCCACGTGCGCGCCGTCCTGGCGGTCGATCGAGACGGCCGCGACCTCGGGAAGATCCTCCGGCTCCGGTCGGCGATCGGCCGGCGCGAGTACGGGGTCGAACTCCAGGCCCACAACGGCCGGTCCCCGGCCATCGATGCGCTGCAGGAGGCGCTGGACCTGCTGATGTACGCCAAGCAGGGCGAGCTCGAGGCTCGGGACTTGGGCCTCAGGGGCGACGCCCTGGACTGGCACCTCCTGGCGTCGGACGCGGCGCGGGCGGCGCAACGAGCGCTCTACCTGCGCCGCGAGGAGCTGCGGCGGGAGCGGCGGCCGGCTCCCCCTCGAGGCGCGCGGTGACCTGCACCGGCCCTGGGTGCAGCCGCCCAGCGGCGCGGGCGCAGCTGTGCTGGGGGCATCTGCGCCAGGCGCGGCGTCACGGGATCCTCCGCCCGCTCGAGCCCCGAGGGCAGATCCCATGGGATCGGGTGCGGGAGGCCGCGATCGCCCTCGCAGACGCGGAGACCGACGACGAGCTTCGGCGGGCTGAGGAGCGGCTTCGGGCCGCGGTCGTCGCCTACTCGCAGCGTCGCGACCAACGGAGTGCACACCCGGGTGGATGATGCACTCCGTGGGCAAGAAGGCGACGAAAGCGCAGACGAAGAAGCGCGCGGCGGCGAGGAAGCCGGCGGCCGCGCCGCGTGCGTCCCGTCCGCTCACCCCGAAGCAGACCCTCTTTATCTCGGAGTACTTGGTCGACCTCAACGCGACACAGGCGGCGATTCGGGCCGGGTACAGCCCCCGGACGGCCGAGAAGATCGGCTCGGAAAACCTCCGGAAACCAGAGATCCGCACCGCGATCGACGCGGCCATCGAGTCGCGGGCCGAGCGTGTCACCGTAACGGCCGACGAGGTTCTCGCCGAGCTCAAGCGCATCGCGTTCTACGACGTGGGGCCGGCCTACGGCGAGGGGCACTCGCTCAACCAGGTGGCCGACCTGCCAGAGGATCTTCGGCGCGCCGTCTCCGGCGTCGAGACCGTCGAGATCACGCAAGAGGGCGAAGTGGTGGGGCACGTCCGCAAGCTCAAGCTCGCCGACAAGGTCAAGGCGCTCGAGCTGCTCGGAAAGCACCTGAAGCTCTTCACGGAGCGAGTCGAGCACTCCGGTGCCGTCTCGGTCGCCGTGGTGGACCCCTACGCAACGAAGGGCGGCGCATGACCGATCCGGTGGCGAGCGTGATGATCCCAGGGTGGGCTTGGGCGGTGTTCCTGACGCTGGTTGGGGTGGGCCTGACGTTCATCGGCGCCGTCCTGCGCGCGTACACATCGGGCGTAGACACCCGTCTCACCGACCACGACAAGCAGCTCGGCAAGCAGCGGGAGCGGATCACCAAGGTCGAAACCGAGGTGTCTGCCCTCAAGGTGCGATGAACGCGAACGTCACCATCGAGCTGGGTTTCAAGCCCTACCCGCACCAGCGTGCCGCCCACGCGCTCCTCCTCGTGTGCCGGTTCCTCGTGCTCGTCTGGCACCGGCGGGCGGGAAAAACCGTGTTTGCGGTGATGGAGCTCCTCCTCGCCGCCCTCCGGTGCGATCGCCCTCGAGGGCGCTACGGCTACATCGCCCCTTTCCTCCACCAGGCGAAGGAGATTGCCTGGGCCTACCTCCTCGACTTCACCAAAGACATCCCCGGGCGCATCGTGAACGTTGCCGAGCTCTCGGTGACGCTTCCCAATGAAGCGCGCATCCGCCTCTACGGCGCCGACAATCCGGACGCTCTGCGGGGCGGCTATCTGGACGGCGTTGTCCTCGACGAGAAGGCCGACATGAAGCCCCAGGTGTGGGGTGAGATCGTGCGGCCGATGCTTGCAGACCGCGAGGGGTGGGCGATCTTCATCGGGACCCCCAAGGGCGTGAACCAGTTCTCTGAGCTGTATTTCGATGCGATCTCCGGAAAGCGCGAGGGCTGGCGTGGGGATCTTCGCCGCGCCCGCGACACGGGCGTACTCTCCGACAAGGAGATCGAAGCGTCGCGCGCGGAGATGAGCCCGCAGGAGTTCGCCCAGGAGTTCGACTGCGACTTCGCCGCGGCACAGACGAACGCGCTGCTCTCCCTCGAGAACGTGCTGGCGGCGCAGAAGCGGGCGATCCCCGAGCGGGAGTTCACCCACGCCCCCAAGGTGCTCGGGGTGGACGTGGCGCGCGAGGGCGACGATCGCTCCTGCATCTTCCTGCGCCAGGGCCTTGTCGCCTTCGAGCCGCGGGTCCTGCGCATCGACGACCTCATGACGTTGGCAGGCCAGGTGGCCGAGGTGGCGGAGCGGCACCAGCCGGCAGCGATCTTCGTCGACAAGGGCGGGATGGGCTCGGGCGTCGAGGACCGCCTGCGGCAGCTCGGCTATCCAGCGATCGGCGTCGACTTCGGCTGGAGTCCGCTGGACCCGCGTTTCGCCAACAAGCGCACCGAGATGTGGTGGGCGATGGCCGAATGGGTGAGGGGCGGCGGGAGCCTGCCTGCATCGCAGGAGCTCGTCGTCGACCTCACCGCGCCCGAGTACCGTTTCGCCAACGACAAGGGGAAGGTCGAACTCGAGTCGAAAGCGAAGATGAAGAAGCGGGGGCTTCGATCCCCCGACGTGGGAGATGCGCTCGCATTGACGTTCGCCATGCCGGTTGCAGCGCCTGCCGATGTGGCGACCGCTACGGCTCGCCGATCGCGGACATACCGGCCGCATGAAGGGAGGGTGTGATGGGCTCGAGCAATCCCAAGCACTGGTTCGCTCCGCAGACGAAGGTGGGCGACGATTTCCTTCCGGCGGCCTACGAGGAGCAGCAGAAGCGCCTCCTGGCCTCTCGCCCTGGCGCCGCTCCCGACCTCACCGATGACGTGATCCGAGCGGCAGCCGAAGCTGAGGCCAAGCGCATCGGGCTGGGTCGGACCCGCAAGAATTCGTTTCTGGGGGGGCTATGAGCGAAACGCTCCACCAGCAGATCGCGCGCCGCAAGGCCGGGCTCTGGACGGAACGTTCGGGGATCTTCGCGCATTGGCAGGAGCTCTCCGAGCAGTTCCAGCCGCGGCGTGGGCGATTCCTGGGCGGGAAGCAGCGCAACAACCCGAAGCGGAACGACAAGATCCTGAACGGCTCGCCGCTGAGTGACGTGCGGATCTTCGGGGCCGGGTTGATGAGCAACCTGGCGAACCCGGGCTCCCCGTGGTTCCGGACGACGACGCCGGATCCGGACCTGGCGAAGTTCCATTCGGTGCGCGGGTGGTTGTTCTTCGTCGAGGAGCGGCTGCGCTGGCTGTTCGAGCTCGCCCGCATCTACTCGAACATCCACAGCAGCTTCATCGACGACGGGATCTTCGGCACCTCGGCGATCCACATCGACCGCGAGGACCCCAAGACGTTCATGCGGGGCTACAACCTGCCGATCGGGCAGTACGCCCTGGCGGCTGATTTCCGGCAGCAGGTCGACACCTGCTACCGCGAGATCTCGATGACGGTCGGGCAGCTCGTCCGACAGTTCGGCCGCGACGCCTGCAGCCAGCGCGTGCGGGAGATGTATGACCGCCGGCAGCTCGACGAGTGGGTGGACGTGATCCATGCCGTCGAGCCCAACCCGGACCACGAGCCGGGGATGATCGGGCCGAGCGGGAAGGCCTGGCGTTCGATCTGGATCGAGGCGGGCGGAGACGATCGAACGGGCGTGCTCCGGGAGGCGGGCTTCGATGTGTTCCCGGTGGTGGCGTCGCGCTGGGAGACCAACGGGGAGGACGTGTACGGGTCCAACTCCCCCGGGATGGAGGCGCGCGGCGACGCCAAGGGCCTCCAGTACGTCGAGGGCAAGAAGTCGCTGGCCTTGGATCTCATCCTCGAGCCGCCTCTGGTGGTGCCCGCGGCGATGCGCGGGAAGGCAGTCGGTCTCCTCCCGGGTGACGTGACCACGATCGAATCGGTCGCGCCGGGCCAGGAGATCAAGCCCGCTGTGGCGGTGCCCTACCAGACCCTCGAGGCGGCGCGGCTCGAGGCGGCCGAGCGTGCCGCAGCCGTGCGCCGGGCGTTCATGGTCGAGATGTGGCTCTCGCTCCATCTTGACGATGGCGTGCAGAAGACGGCCCGGGAGGTGGCTGCGCGCCACGAAGAGCGGCTGGTGCAGACGGCCCCCGCGATCCTGCGGATGATGGACGAGAAGCTACGCCCCGTGATCGAGCAGGGGTTTGCCACGCTCCTGGAGAACGGCCTGCTCCCACCCCCGCCGGAAGAGCTCCAGGGGCAGGAGCTCCGGGTCGAGTTCACCTCCCCCCTCGCGCAGGCGCTCAAGCTCGTCGGCGTCGCCGGGATCGAGAGATTCGGGCAGTTCGCGATCGGTGCGTCGCAGCTCCGGCCCGACGTGCTCGACAAGGTCAACTTCGACGCCATGGCCGACACCATGGCGGATGCGCTCGGCGTTCCGCCCACGATCGTGAACCCCGAGGACGTGGTGGCGCAGATCCGGCAGGCGCGGGCGGCCCAGGAGCAGGCGCAGCAGCAGGGCGAGGCGATGCTCCAGGCGGCGCAGGGGGCCAAGAGTCTGGCCGGCGCGCAGCTCGGCAACGACAGCGTGCTCGACAGGTTGCTCGCTGCGAACGGTGCGGCGCCGCCGGCGGCGGGGGTGGCGTGATGCGCCCCCAGGAGACGAAAGCCAAGCGTGAGGCGCGGCAGCGTGAGGAGCGGTGGCGGCGACAGTCGGCCGAGGACTTCCGTTGGATGTTGTCGCACCCACAAGGGCGCCGGGTGCTGTGGAGCGTGCTCCAGCTCACCGGCCTGTTCAGCAAGACCTTCGACGGGACCAGCGGCACCTACCACCAGGAGGGCCGGCGCAGCGTCGGGGTGGACCTGATGCTGCACGCCCAGGGAATCGATCCGGCGCTCTATGGCCGGATGATCACGGAGCGCATGGACGCGCTCACACAAGAGCAGGCGCGAGACCGAGCGGCAGCGGATCGGCGCCAGCGCGAGGACGAAGCATGAGCGACACGAACACCGGCACCACGACCACCGACGCCGGGACCGCCTCGAGCGAGGCGAACGCCGCTCCGAATACGGAGCCGGCGATCCAGCAGGACCCGCAGCAGACGGCGCAGGAGGGCGCGCAGCAGCCCGCCGCGGAGCCGGGAGACAAGGCCACGGCCAAGGTCCCCGAGGCACCCGCGATCGAGGTGAAGCTCCCCGAAGGCGTCGAGCCGAACGAAGCCCTACTCGGCGTGCTCAAGGAGACGGCGAAGGACAGCGCCAGCGCACAGAGGCTGGTGGACGCCTTCATCGAGATCCAGCAGCAGGCGGTGGCGGCTGAGGAGCAGAAGCAGGAGGCGTGGAAGCAGGAGGTCGCTGCCATCAAGGATCTCGACACCAAGGGCATCAAGCGGGCCATGGAGCGCTACGGCACGCCCGAGCTCGCGGCGGAGCTCGAGGCAGCGGGCGTCGGCAACCTCCCCTCCCTGGTGAAGCTCCTCAACGCGGTCGGCAAGGCAACGAAGGACGACTCCATCGCCGGCACCACCGGCGGCGGGGCCAACCACATCGACGAGAAGGAGGCGCAGTTGCGGCGCGCCTATCCCTCTCTCTTCAAGGAGTAAGGCATGCCAATCCTCACGGATCCCGGTTTTCCGACACTGCAGAACGTCACGAAGCGACTGCGCCCCGACGGCTCGGTCGAGAACGACATGGCGAACCTCGCCACGAAGAAGGTCCCGACGCTCGAGGACATCCCTTGGCGGGAGGCCAACAACGGCACCACCCACAAGATCACGGCCACCTTCGGCGCTCCGCCGCCGCAGTGGCGCACCGTCAACCAGGGCATCAAGCCGCAGAAGGGCGACTCCTTCCAGTGGCTCGAGACCTGCGGCCTGGTCGAGGACTACTCCGACATCGACCCGGAGGCGGCGGCCGGCACCAGCCTCGCCGAGTTCCGGAAGTCGGAGGACGACCTCAAGGTCGCGGAGTTCGGCAAGGAGATCGTCCGGGCGATCTTCTACGAGAACGCCACCACGGCCCCGGAGCGGATCCACGGCCTCGCCCCGCGCTTCACCGGCGCGAACGGCACGCAGACCAAGGACTACGTGCTCCTCAAGGGCACGCGGTCGGGGATCAACTGCGAGTCGGTCTGGCTGATCAACTGGGACGAGGAGACCTGCTTCGGCATCTACCCGAAGGGCTCCATGGCCGGCCTCTCGCAGCGCGATCTTGGCGAGCGCACGCTCACCAAGAGCGACGGCTCGCAGCTCCAGGTCTTCACCACCCACTTCAAGCAGAAGCCGGGCCTGGCGGTGCGCGACTACCGCCGCGTCATCCGGATGCAGTGGGACCCGGACGATGCCGCCTTCGCCGACGACAAGAAGAGCATGTACCTCGCGCTCCAGGAGATGCTGGACGCGGTGTACGACCTCGGCCCGAACGCGCGGCTCTACATGAGCCGCAGGAGCATGGCGAAGTTCAACCAGCAGGTCGCCGCCAACAACCTCAACGTCCTCCAGTGGCTCGAGCTCAACGGCCGGGTGGTCCCCAACTTCCGGGGCGTTCCCATCCGCGTCGAGGACACCCTGGTGCCGGAGTCGGCGCTCTAACGCGGGCGGAAGCGGGGGCGGCCTCCGGGCCGTCCCTGTTTCCCCCTTTCAATGAATCTTTCAATGAATCGAGGAAGTCATGGCTTGGATCGAAGGACTGATGCAGTTCGCTCGGCAGCAGGCGCTGACCGGCACCAGCGACACCCCCAGCAGCAACACCTACGACGCCGGAACGGCGCAGAAGGTGTTCGCCGGCACGGCGGCCGCCAAGCTCGGCATCACCGTGTCCGCAATCGGCGGCACCGACCCCACCTTCCGGGCACGGCTCGTGGGCGCGGACAACTCCGCGCTCTCCACCAACCCGGAGATCATCGCCGACACCGGCGTGGTCCCCCTGGCGCCGGGCGACATCCCCAAGGTGTTCGAGCTGTCGCCGGCGATGCAGAAGTCGCCGAAGCGGCACTACGGGGTGATCTTCACCCTCGGGGGCACGACCCCAACGGCGACCGCCAACGCCCACATCACCTCCGGCGAGCAGTCCGGCGGCCTGGTGTCGGCGTAAGCAACCGGGAGCGGGGCTGCCTTCGCGGTGGCCCCGCTCCCTCAAGCAGCTCGAGCGAGCAAAGAGGAAATCATGCCCAAGTACTGGATCCGGTCGCCGCGGTACATCAACGGCGTCTACATCTTCGCCAGCCCGGAGTTCCCGGCCGAGGTGGAGCTCCCCGAGGGCACGAAGGTCGATCCTGGCCTCGCCCCCTTCGACGAGAAGCCCGAGAAGCCCGTCCCGCACTTCGCGCAGCACGGGGGCACGCCCTCGGCGGCCGAGGCATTCGGTCCGAAGGATGGCGAGAAGAGCGGCAAGAAGGGCGTGCGCGCCTCCGACCGGAGCATCTGATCGATGGCGCTCTCGGAGGTGGCCATCTGCAACGTGGCGCTGGCGCGCATCGGCGTCTCGGCTCCGATCTCCTCGCTGGACGAGGCGTCGGCGGAGGCGACCAACTGCAAGACGCTCTACGCGCCGGCGCGAGACACCGTGCTGGCGGCGGCGCCGTGGCCGTTCGCCACCCGCCGGGCGTTGCTGGCCGAGGTGGCGGCCCCTTCCGATCCGCCCTACGCGGACACGTCGACCGGGTGGGCGCATCGCTACGCCCTCCCGGTCGATTGCCTGGTGGCCCGGGAGGTGTGGAGCGGCCAGCGCAACCCGCTCGAGCGCGTCCCTTTCGCGGTCGAGTTCGGAGGCCTGGGACGAGTACTCCTCACCGACCAGGCGGACGCGCAGCTCATCTACACCGCGAAGGTGGTGGATCCGGCCTCGTTCGATCCTGGGTTCGACGATGCGCTGGCTTGGCACCTCGCAGCGGATCTGGCGTTGCCGCTCAAGGCCGAAGTGAAGCTCGGGCAGAACGCCAGGGCGATGGCAGAGCACACGCTGTTGCGGGCCACGGCGCGGGCGTTCAACGAGGGCCAGCGGGACCGGCGCCCCAGCGCCTACCTCGCGGCGCGAAGGTAGCCGATGGCGACGACGCGGCAGAGCAGCTTCCGTGCCGGCGAGTGGGCGCCTTCGATGTGGGGACGGACCGATCTCGCGGGCTATAGCCACGCCCTCCGGCGGGCGCGGAACTTCATCATCACCCCGCAAGGCACGGCCGCCTCGAGGCCGGGGACTCGCTACGTCGCCGACTGCAAGACCCACGGGAGCAAGGTCCGGCTGGTCCCCTTCGCCTACTCGGACACCGACTCGATGGTGCTCGAGTTCGGAGACAAGTACGTCCGCTTCCATCGCAACGGCCAGCCCGTGCTCAAAGGCGGAGTGCCCTACGAGCGCGCCACGCCTTACAGCGCGGGAGGCCTCTGGGCGCTGAAGTTCATCCAGGTGGGGTCGGTGCTCACCTTGGTGCATCCGCTCCATGAGCCCCGCGAGCTCGTGCGGCAGGATGAGTCCAACTGGACGCTGCGGGTGATTGACTTCACCACGCCCGCGCACGGGTTCACGGGATCCTTGGTCCCGGTGATGTACGACCCGCCGGCCCAGGACTCGCAGCAGGCCCCCGGGCGGGAATGGCAGTACCGGATCACGGAGGTTCGACGCATCGGCGGAGTCCTCCGAGAGTCCAAGCCCTACACCGTGGTTCACAAGGTGGAAGGGCTCCCGGTTTTCGCGCCCGGAACCGGGTTGCCGATCGGCCGGGTGGCCCTCGGCAAGAAGCTGGTGATCTACCCCGAGACGAAGCCGGTGAAGCTGTGGATCCCGGTGCCGTCGCCCCCTGCCGAGTACCTGCGCGTCTACCGCGGGCGCGGGCAGACCTTTGGTTTCGTGGGCGAGGTCAAGGTCACGTCGCCGCGGGACACGCAGATCGGGATGTACTTCGAGGATCGAGGGATGGAGCCGGACTACGGCAGGCCTCCGCCGGCGGGGCGGGTGCCCTTCCAGCCCGGGAACTTCCCTTCGGCAGTCGGGATGTTCGAGCAGCGGATGCTCCTCGCGAACTTCCTCCTGGACGAGCCGGGCACCGTCCGGGCGAGCGCCACGAACGCCTTCTACGACTTCGATCGGCGAATCGAAGACCAGCACGCCGCGCTCGACGCGAGCGCCTCCCTCGAGTTCGACCTGGCCTCTCGTCGGGCGGAGGAGGTGCGGGCGATCGTCGGGCTTGATCGGCTCCTCGTTCTCACCCAGTCCTCGGTGTGGTCCGTCGAGGGCGCCGACGGGCGGCCGCTCTCCCCCTCCGATCTGATCTCGGCGCGGGTCCAGTCGGAGGTGGGCGCCTCGTGGCTCGACCCGATCGTGATCGGCAACCGGATCTTGTGGGTTCGGGCCAAGGGCCTGGGTGTGCGGGATCTCGTCTACGACTGGAGCCAGCGGAGCTACGTCGGGTCGGATCTGTCGGTGGCGGTGCCGCACCTCCTCCGGCAGGCGATCGTCGACTGGGCCTATGCCGAGGACCCGTTCAACGTCGTGTGGATGGTCCGCGCAGACGGGAAGCTCCTCTCCCTCACCTACGGCGAGGGCGGCGCAGCCTGGGCGCAGCACGACACCCCGGGCGGCGTGGTGGAGTCGGTGTGCTGCGTGCCGGAGGGCGACGAGGACGCGGTGTACCTGGTGGTGAAGAGGGCCAACCGCCGCTTCGTCGAGCGGATGGCGAGCCGGCGCACCACGGACGTGCGGGAGGCAATGCGGCTCGACTGCGGCCGCACCCAGGTGGACGGCACGTTGATCGTGCGCCCGTCCACGGTGACCGTGACCGGCCTCGACCACCTCAACGGGCAGGACGTGCATGCGCTCTGCGACGGGCGCGCCCTGGGACCGTTTCGGGTGCTGGGCGGGCAGGTCACGATCGATGTCCCCCCCAAGGCGCCGGGCCAGGCCGCCAACGGCCCGGTGACCACGCACATTGGCTTGCGCTTCGATGCCGAGCTCGAGCTGCTCGACGTCCCTGTGGCCCGGGAGACGAACAAGAAGGTCTCGCGGGTGCTGTGGGAGATCGAGGGCTCGTCCGGCCTGTGGACCGGGGAGGCGTGGGATCGCCTGGTGGAGTGGCGGCAGCGGACCGTGGGCGCGGGCTTCGGGCCGAACGAGCTCGTGACCGGGGAGGCTGAAGTACTCCTCACGTCGACCTGGAACCGGCACGGCAGGGCGGTCCTCCGTCAGGTGGATCCGCTTCCGGTGACAGTGCTGGGCGTGACCCGGGAGGGCGAGTTTGGCTCGTGAGGTTCGCATGGTGCCAGCGGCGCCCGCGCACGTGGACGAGCTCGCCCCCAAGCTGCGTCCGGCGGATGCGGCCGAGGTGTTGGCGTCGGGCGGGTTCACGCCGCGGGAGGCCCTCGAGGAGTCCGTGAGGGCCTCCGCCCACGCCTTCGCGGCCCTCTTTGACGGCGAGGTCGCCGGCATGTGGGGTGTGGTCGACGGGCCCGGGTGCGGCATCGTGTGGGCGCTCACCGGGCCAGCGGTCGAGCGCCATCCCAAGGCGTTCCTGCGCCACTCCCGCGTCGCGGTCGGCGTGCTCCTGCGCCACTACCCGGCGCTCGTGAACTACGTCGACGCCCGCTACGCGGCGGCGCTGCGATGGGTGCGGCGCTTGGGCTTCGAGGTAGGGCCGCCGGAGACGTTCGGAGCAGCAGGCCTCCTCTTCCACCGAATCCTTCTTCGTCGAGGTGCAGCATGTGCGAGCCCACTACCGCAGCCCTGATCATGATGGGTGTCGGCGCCGGGGTGCAGGCCTACGGCCAGCATCAGCAGGGCCAGGAGGCCGCTCGAGCGGCCGAGGCCAACCGCCGGTTCTCCCTCATCGCCGCCGGCGACGCCGTGCAGCGCGGCCAGCTCGAGGCGGGGCGTGCGCGCCTCGCCGGCTCCCAGGTGATCGGGGAGCAGCGGGCGGCGTTCGGCGCGTCGGGGATCGACCCCTCCACCGGATCGGCGGCCGCCCTGGCGGCGGACACCCGGGCGGCGAGCGAGCTCGACGCAGCGATCATCGCCAACAACGCGGCCCGGGAGGCGTGGGGCTACCGCAACCAGGCGGACGAGCTCGCCCGGCAGGCAGCGGGCGCCCGGCGGGCGGGCAACATGGCGGCGGCGGGCTCGCTCCTCGGAGGCCTGGGAAGCGTTGGCTTGGGCGCCTACGGGGCCGGCATGTTCGGCGGCACGGCGGCGCCCGGAGCGAGCGGCGCAGCGATGGCGGGCACCACTACAGGCGTGTCCAGCCAGCAGTGGCGCAACTGGATGAGCTACCGCGGCAAGGGGTGGTGAGACATGCGCGTTCCCGTCTACGAATCGCGCGCCCGCTCGGCAGCGCTCCCGACCCCGACGGTCCGACCGGCACCGACCGGCACGGCCGAGCTGGGCGCCGGGGTGCAGCGTCTCGGCTCGGCGGCGCTCAAGATCGCCATCGATGCCCAGGAGCGGGCGGACCGGGTGCGCGTCGACGCCGCCGACCTCGAGCTGGGGAAGGTCCTCAGCGGCGCGTCGTGGGGGGAGGACGGCTTCCTCCACCAGCAGGGCGAGAACGCCCTCGACTACTCCACTCGGTTCGAGGACGTGAACCGCGCCGTAGCCCAGATCTCCAAGGGCCTGGCCAGCGATCGGCAGCGGGAGATGTTCCGGACCCGGGCGCTGGCCCGCATCGAGCAGACCCGGGAGCGGTGGGAGAAGCACTCCTTCGGCCAGTGGGGCGTCATCCAGGGCCAGGTCGCCGAAGGGCAGACGCAGTTCGCCATGGACGAGGCCCGGGAGAACTACCAGGACCACGACGCGGTGCACTCCGCGATGATGAAGGTCCTGCACGATCCGGACGGCGGCCCCGGGGTGTTGGTTCGCTACCTGCGAGACGTGAAGGGGCTGCCTCAGGAAGCGATCGATCGGGTGGTGACGAAGTTCCAGCGGGACACCCTCGCCGGCACGCTCCAGCGCTACCTCGACACCGAGGACGCGGCCGGCGCCCAGGCATTCCTCGAGCGCTTCGGCGAGGCGATGGGGCCGGAGGCGGACAAGGCACGGGCGGGGATCGCGGCGATCGCGAGGAAGAGGGAAGCGCTCGTCGAGGCTGATCGGATCCTCGCCGGTGCTCGCGGCGGCGAGAACGACTGGGTGGACGAGGCCAAGGCGCTCGGGAGCCTCGAGGCCATCTCCGATCCCGTGAAGCGTGAGGCAGTCCGGGGGCACCTCCTCCACGGCCTGCGGGTGGCCGAGGACGGGAAGCGGGCGCTCATCACCCAGCGGTATGAGGTGGCGCGGGCGCGCTTCACGCGCGGCGGGCTGCGCGCGATCCCCCAGGCCGACATGGACTGGTTCAACCGCAACGCTCCCGACATCGAGGCGAAGTTCCGCTCCGAAGCGGAAGCGAAGTGGCGCCAGGCGAAGGGCGACAAGCAGGCAAAGCAGGCGCAGGACCGCGCCAACAAGGTGGCGCTCCTCACCTTCCAAGGGCTGCCGGCGGAGCAGCGGGCCAGCCTGAACCTCGACGAGTGGGCCTTTGGTCGAGGCGTGGACGAGATGGGGTTGGCGACGCTGCAACGAGAGCAGCGAAAGCAGATCGACGCCAACGCCAAGGGCGACAACGTGGGCGAGAACTCCTTCGTCGCCGCCGGCATGGCCGACATGCAGGGCATCCTTACCAAGGACGACGATCGGGACGCCTACGCGGCGGAGTTGCGTCGCTCCTACGCGGCCATTCGTGAGGCGAACGGCGGCAAGCCCCCCACGACCGAACAGGCCCAGGCCGCACGGGACCGGCTGGCGAACGGCGTGCTCAAGGAGGGGTGGATCCGCGACTCCACCATTCCCGCAGGGCAGGCGGATGCGGCGGCGCGCCGGGAGGCGTTCCGGAGCGGGGAAGGGATCCCAGCGCCCACGGTGCCGGGCGAGGCTTCGACTTCGCCTGCTGCTCCAGCGCCATCCCCTGCGGCTTCGGCGAACGCCGACATCCCCCAGCACGACCGCGACATGATCGTCGCGACCTTGCAGGCGAGGGGTGTGCCCGTCACCGAAGAAGAGATCCGCAGGCTCTACGACTTCCACCGAGGCAACCGCTAGATGGCGATCTTCGACGAGACGCTGGGCAACCGGGACCTGACCGATCCCACCGTCAACCCCTACGCGGACGCGGCCGATCGGCTCTACGAAGAGCAGCCCTACTCCATCAACCCCTACGACGAAGCCTTCGAGCGGATGCAGGCGGGAGAGAACGCCGCCAACGCATTCGTGCGCCGCGCCTTCGAGCAGTCGATGCCCACCATGACATCGCTGCCGGCCGAGGCGGTGGTGCATCGGTTCGCCAAGGAAACGGGGCTCCCTCGGGACTTCGTGGAGCGCAACCTCGAGGATCTCGCCCGCTCCTGGGAGTCGGCGAAGTTCGACCCGGCGAAGTGGCGCCGCGAGAACCCGGTTCTCGACGCGATGATCCGTCGGGATCCCGACCTGGCCGAGATCGCCATGCGGGACCCCTCGCTCGCCGCTCTCCAGCAACTCAGCGCCTCTTCCCAGGAGTCCAATCTCGCCGGGGACCTCTGGTTCAAGCTCAACGCGGGGGCACTGAGGGGCTACGCGATGGCGTTCCGCGGTGCCGGCGGGCTACTGCGAATCGCCGGGCAGGCGGTGGCGGACCCGGCGCTGGAGACGTTCGGGCTCTCCTACGAAATGCCCAACATCGGCGACCCGTGGGCCGACTGGATTGAGCGGCAGGCGCAGAAGGGGGACGCCAGGGTTTCTCCGATGGGCCATGGGGCTGTTGAAGGCTCCACGCCGTCGGGCAACCTGTTTCGCCCGTCCACCTGGAGCTTGGGAGAGGCCCCGTCCCTGCGCGGCTTCGCCCTGCACGGCACCGAGATCTTCGGGCAGATGGCGCCCCTGCTTGCGATGTCGTGGGCCGCCGGGAGCGCGGCGGTCGCGGGGCGGGTGGGCCTCGCCATCGGCGGCGCCCAGTCCGCCGGCGCGGCGGTCGATGACGCCCGCCAGACGATCGACACCCTGGCGAACACGCCCGGCAGGGTCGAGGGCACCTTCGCGATCGCGGACGAGTCGTCGGTATACCGGGCCGCCCGGGCGCGGGGGATGGGCCACGAGGAGGCGGTGGCCCACACCCGGCAGCAGGCCGAGGATTGGGCAGCCGCCTTCGCCGCCCCCGTGGGCGCGGTGGGCGGGCAGCTCACCGCCAAGTTGGCGCATCCCGCCACCCGGTTCTTCGTGGGGCGCGGGCGGGCGGTGACCGCGTTGGCGCGGACGACGGCCAGCGCTCTCGAGGAAGGCACCGAGGAAGTCCTGGAGACGGTCGCCACTCGATCCGGCACGGCGGCGGGTTCCGGGGTTCAGGTGCCGCTCCTTGAGGGCACCTTCGGGGACTTCTTCCTGGGCGCCCTGGGCGGCGCCGGGCCGGGCCTCGTGGGCGCGGCAAGGGAAGCAGGAGTGGAGACCCTGCGGCTGCGCGCCGAGCGTCGCAGGGAGGCGATGCGGCAGCTCGGCCGGGAACTCTCCAGCCAGGCCGTCGTGGAGAAGCTCCACGAGCTCGCCCAGGGCGACACCGCCAAGGCGGCGCCGGACGCGATCGCAGAGGCGATCCGGGTGGAGACTGCCAAGAGCGGCGAGGAGGTGACCAGCATCTTCCTGGACGCCGAGCCGGTGCTCCGCCTCTTCCAGGAGAACAACGTCGATCCCCGGCCCTTCCTGGGCGAGGACGCCGAAGCCAGGCTTGCTGAGGCGGAAGCCACCGGCGGGAAGATCGAGATCCCGGTCGAAGGCTACGTGTCGCGGCTGGGCGCCCTCCCCTTCGCCGACGAGCTCGCCCAACACGCGGCGACGCGGCCGGGCCATCGGACCCCCGCGGAGCTGGTCCAGGAGAACGCCGCGATCGAGGAGGCGGCGCAGGAGCTGGTCAAGCGCTTCGAGCAGGAGAACGTGCCCGCGGAGTCGGCCGCGGAGGCGGACTTCCTGGCGGCGGCCGAGGCGCAGCTCGAGGCGGCGGGCGTGGCGAAGACGAACGTCCAGGCGCAGCTCGCCCCCTTGCGCGCCTTCGCCCGGGTGATGGCGGAGCGCTTCAAGATCCCGGCCAAGGAGATCTTCAAGGCGTACACGCTGAAGATCACCGGCTCCGGGCGAAGGGTGCAGGCGACACCCCAGGGGCGGCGTCCGCCGGCGGCGAAGGCCAAGCCTGCGGAGCAGGCGGAAGCGCTGCTCGAGGTGGCGCCCGAGATCCTCGCAGCCCAGGACGAGATCCCGCCGGCCTCGAGGAGGCTCACCGACGCCTTCCACGAGATGAGCCGTGAGACACGGCTGGCCGCCTTCTACCGGGACACGAACACGGGACTGCTCAACCGCCGTGGCTTCGACGCCCTCCCGGTCGATCCGGAGCGCCCGCTCGTCGCCCACCTGTCGGTCGAGGGGACGAAGTTCATCAACGACACCGAGAGCCACGTCGCCGGCGATGCCCTCTACCGCGCGGTGGGGGCGGCCCTCGGAGAGGTTGCGCCGGACGCCGCGAAGATCGGCGGCGACTTCGCGGTGCGCGTCCGCGACCAGGCGGAGCTCGACGCGCTGCTGGAGGCCATCAACGACCGCCCGGAGCTTCAGGGCCTCCAGGTGACGGGGGCGATCGGGGAGACGTTCGAGGCGGCCGGTCAGGCCCACGGTGAGGTCAAGGCCCAGCTCGAGGCGGAAGGGCGGCGGGCGCCGCGCGGGGAGCGGCCCCTTGGGCTCACCGAAGGGGCGGCGTTCGATGCGCCGGCGCCGACGGCACGCCCTCTGCCCGCGGGCCTCGAGGAGGCCTTCGACGCCATGCCGGAAGAGCAGGCGTTCGAGGCGATGTTCGTCGAGCCGGCGTCGGGCTTGCTCACGGGCCAGGGGTTCTACTCGCTCCCGGCCAAGGCGGCGAGGCTCTCCCTCGACGTGGACGGGCTGAAGTACTTCAACACCCGGTTCGGCCTCGAGGGCGGCGATCTCATCCTCCAGGCGCTCGGGATCGTCGCAGCGGACACGGGCGCGGCGAGCGTGGATGCGGCGCACGTCTCAGGAGACGAGTTCAGAGGGCAGCACGACGACGCCGCGACCCTGGAGGAATTCGCCCGCAAGCTTGCGGAGAACGCTGAGCAGATCGAAATCCCACTGACGGACCCGCAGACCGGGGAGGAATTCATCCTTCATGGGATTCCTTTTTCGTTCGGGGTGGGAGAAAGTGATGCCGATGCCGACGCAGCCCTCAACCAGAACAAAGCCGACCGAAGAGCAGCAGGCCTCCGCGGCGAAGAAGCCTACGCGCAGCGTCTCGTTCGACGAGGTGACGGAGATGCTGAAGTCGGGGCGGAAGCTGCGGGTGTCGGGACCGATTCGCTACAAGGGCCGAGTGATCGTCCCCGGACCGGACGCCAGCGCTTCGCCGGCCCCCGACGCCAAGGAGTAGTCGGCAACGACACCCGCGTGATCACGCCGCAGCGCCCCCAGGGCGAGCGGGCGCACTACGCAGTGATCGAGGCGGCCGACCTCATCCCCTCCCACGATCCGCACGGCTTCACGCCGCACCCGGCCTATCCCGCCGGCGTCCAGGAGCGGGAGTACCACCGGCAGCCCGAGGAGAAGGCGAAGGTCGCCAGGGGCGCGGCCACGCTGAACCCGGCGCTGCTCCTCACCGACACGCCCACGGCCGTGGACGGCCCCCCGCTGGTGGCAGCCGGGCGGGCGATCGTCCTCGGCGGCAACGGCCGCTCGATGATGCTCCTGCGTGCCTTCGGGGATGAGGGCGCCCGGGCGAAGTACCGAGAGGCCCTGCTCGAGAAGGCGGAAGGCTTCGGCCTCGACCGGGCCAAGGTCGAAGGGATGGAGGCGCCGGTCCTGGTGCGCGTCCTCGACGACGTGCCCTCAAACGCTCCCCAGGCCGACCTGGTGGCGGCGGTGCGGCGCACCAACGAAGGGCTCACCCAGGCCCTCTCCCCACGCGCCCGGGCGGTGGCAGAGGCGAAGACCATGTCGCCGGAGACGGTCGCCGCGATCGGCGAGCTGCTCGCGGACGGCGGCGACGCCTCCTTGCGCGAGGTCATGCGGGAGAGCCCGGCGGAGCTCGTCCAGATCCTGCGCCGCGACGGCATCATCACCGCGCAGAACCAGGCGGCTTGGCTCGCCGGCGCGAACCTCACCGATGAAGCGAAGGACCGGATCGAGGGGATGTTCCTCGGGCGCGTGGTCGGCTCCGGGGACCGCCTGGCGAAGACGGCGCCGTCGATCGCGGCGAAGGTCGAGCGGCTCGCCGCACCGCTCCTGCGCGTCGAGGGAGTGAACCCGGCGGCGAGCGCGATCCCGCTGGTGCAGCAGGCCCTCGACCTCCTCAACGACGCCCGGGCGCGCGGCCTCACCCTCGAGGAGCTCACCGGGCAGCAAGGCCTCTTCGCCGAGACGAGGCAAGATCCGGACGTGGTTCGGATGGCGTCGCTGCTCGATCGCTCCAAGCCCCGCGAGCTCGAGGCCCGCTTCCGTGCCTGGGCGCACGAGGCGGCCCGGGATCCCCGGCAGACGACGATGTTCGAGACGGCGGCGACGCCGGAGGAGCTGCACGCCAAGCTCCTCTCCGACACGGTGGTCTACGCACAGGACGGGAACGCGCTGGTGCTCTACCAGCCGGACCACGGTGGGACGAGCCGTGATGGCGCAAAGCTGGCGAACGTGCGCGGCGCAGTCGAGGCGCTTGCCGCCGGGGCAGAGGAGGGCGTCGCCACGGGCCTGCGCCCCGATCTCGAGGCCTTCGGAGGCTCGCCGGACGTGGCGATCCCTTGGGGCGACGGGAAGTTTGGCCTCCAGAAGATTGGCGCCCGGCGCGGCGTGGATGTGGTCGAGAAGGTGCTTCGTGCCGTGGCTCTCGGCACGGTCGAGCATTGGTCCGAGAAGAAGAAGACCGTCAAGCTGGCGTACGGGACCGGACGCGCGGTGCTGTCGCTCGACGAGCACGGGCAGCGTAAAACGTGGCTACTGACGGGGTGGGAGGAAGGCAGGCCCGATGCAACCGGTGAGGTTCGTGCTCGATCCGGCGCTACGCAGCTCGCCCCTACATTTAGTCGTGACGAACTGGGAGCGGGCCTGCTCGACAAGCTATCTCCATCGCCTGCTTCCAGCAAGTTCGAGCATCGCAGAGACGGCAAGGCCCGCGGCTTCATGGAGCGGGCGGGCAACGACTTCACCATCACCATCGGCAAGCGGGGCGACCTCTCCACGTTCCTGCACGAGACCGGGCACCTGATGCTCGAGGTGTTCGCCGACCTGGCGGCGCGGTCAGACGCCCCGGAGCAGATCCGCGAGGACTTCGCCAAGCTTCTCGGGTGGCTCGGGGTGGAGGACCGCTCTCAGATCCAGCGGGAGCACCACGAGCAATTCGCCCGCGGCTTCGAGGCGTACTTGTTCGAGGGCAAGGCCCCGTCCGCGGCGCTGCGCCGGGCCTTCGGGCGGATCAAGATGTGGATGAAGCGGATCTACAGCGCGATCGCTGCCCTCGACGTGGAACTCTCCGACGACGTGCGCGGGGTGTTCGACCGCCTCCTGGCCACGGACGCGGAGATCGAGCTCGCTCGGGAGCGGTCCGGCAGCAGGCGCCTGCTCGAGCGGCCCGAGTACATGGATGATGCCGCCTGGGCGGAATACCAGGCGGCGATGGACCGTGCCGAGCTCGAGGAGGAAAAGCAGGTCGCCTTGCGCGCCCTCGAGGACCGGAAGCGGGAGGCGGAGCGCTGGTATCGGGAGGAGCTCGCGAAAGAGCTCGAGGCGGCCGAGGCTGAGTACGACGCCCTGCCGGCGGTGAGGGCTTGGCGTTACCTGCGCTTCTCGGAGCTGAACGGCGAGAAGGTCGAGCCGGCGGTCCGCATCGATCGCGACTCCGCCGAAGCGGTGCTGGGGAAGAACCATCCCCAGCTCAAGGAGCTGCGCGGGATCCTCCTCAAGAAGTCGCGGAAGAAGCGGGGCGAGCCTGCCGAGAACCTGGCCGCGGAGCTGGGCTTCGCCAGCGCCCGGGAGATGTTCGAGGCGGTGTGGTCCCAGAACCTCCCGGCCAGGGACAAGTGGACCCAGAACCTCGCGGCGCAGCGGATGCGGGAAAAGCACGGGGATCTGCTCGCCGATCGGGAGTCGCTCGCCCAGCAGATCCACGAGGTGCAGCACTCGGAGAAGGGCTACGGCGACGCGATCTTGCGGGAGCTGGTGAGCCTCGGCGCGACCAGCGGCAGCCGCACCGTGCCGGTGGAGGCCATCAAGCGGGCGGCGCGGCAGATCGTCGCGCGGACGCCGGTCGGCAAGCTTTCTCCCCGGCGCGCCCTCCTCGAGGAGCGGCGAGCGGCGGACCGCTTCCAGAAGGCCCTCCTGGCCCGGGACTGGGGAGCCGCCACCAAGGCCAAGCAGCAGCAGCTCCTCAACCACTTCCTTTACCGGGAGCTCGTGGCGGCCGAGAAGGCCCGGGACGCGTTCACCAAGACGGTGGGCGAGCTCAACGACAACAAGCGCCGGGCGCGCATCGGGGTCGCCAACCCCGAGCTCCGGGACCTGATCGATGGACTCCTCGTCCAGCTCGGCGCCCGGCCCGACGACCCCGACCTGCCCGCCTTTGCAGGCATCGGCGCCCTGTCCGGCATCCTCGCGGACATCGGCATCACCCCGGTCTACGACCAGGGGCGCGTGGCGCGGATCCTCTTCGAGCAGGCGAAGGGGCCGGACTGGCGCAAGCTCTCCGTCGAAGACCTGGCCGAAGTGCACGCCACCCTGCTCCAAGCCAAGAAGGCGGGGATCGTGGTGTCGGAGTTCTTCGTCGAGGGGCGGCGCCAGTACTTCCACGACTTCGCTGGGGAGGTCCGCCAGCAGGCGACCGCGATCCGAGACCGGGGCCTGTCGCCCAAGGACGAGGCCTTCGAGGCGGAAGCCTGGGGGCGGAAGCTGAGGCGGATTGGCTTCATCTCCGGCTACAAGAACATCGAGCTCATCTTCGAGCAGCTCGGCCAGAAGGCGCACTCGATGTTCCGGCGCTTCCTCGAGGCCCAGATCGAAGAGAAGCGCCTCGCGGACGAGGTGACCGTCGACTTCATGAAGGCGTGGGATGCCCTTCCCGAGGAGATGCAGGAGCGACGCTACGAGGCCGTGGACTCCTCCATGCTCCCGGTCGCCGGTCGCACCCGCCGCGACGAGACCCCCACCACGCGCGAGTGGATGTGGATGCTCTTCTTGAACTGGGGCAACGAGGGCAACCGGCAGCGGCTGCTGGACGGATTCGGGTGGACCGAGGAGCAGGTCCTGGGATTCCTCCAAGCCAACCTCACCAAGGAAGAGGCGGACTTCCTCCAGGGGATCTTGGCGATCACAGAGCGCCTGCGCCCTCACATGGAGAAGGTCCACGAGCGGGTGAACGGGATCCGCCCGGGGCGGGTGCCCAACGCCCCGTTCACCCTCCGCTTGGCTGACGGCCAGTCGGTGCACTACGCGGGCGGCTACTTCCCCATCCGCATGGACACCCAGGCGCGCGATCCCTCCTCCGGGATGATCGCCGCGCGCCAAGCCGACGCCGGGGTGCAGGACTCCCGCTCGAGCGCGGCCGCGGCGGTCGCCAAGGGGTTCACCAAGTCGCGCGCTCGAAGGTTCGACGGCACCCTCTCGCTTGAATGGGGCACGGTGCCCGCCCACCTCTCCCAGGTGATCCATTACATCGCCTTCGAGGAGTTCGTGCGGGACATGAACCGCCTGCTCGCGCAGGACGCCTTCCTCGAGGCGGTGGAGCGGCGACTTGGGCGGCCCTACATCGACCGGCTGCGCGAGTGGACCAAGGCGGTGGCGGAGAGCCAAGACGCCTCGGTCTCGGGCTTTACGAACTTCATGCTCGGCGGTCTCGGAAAGGCCCGTTCGGCCTTCGTGTTCTCGGCGCTGGCGTACAACGTGCGCTCCTGGGGAGCGGACATCCTCCAGGTCGCCACCCCGTTGATAACGGGCGAAGTCAGCGCCCGCTCCTTGTCTGCCTCCCTCCGGCACGGGACGCCCCTGGCTTACCGGCGGCTGCGCCAGGAAGCGCTGGCGCTCTCCCCCGAGCTGCAGAAGCGAGCGGCCAACCTGCGGGAGACGTTGCAGCACAAGATGCGCGAGGTGGGCCGCAAGGGGAACACGAAGCGGCGGCGAGAGGGATGGACCAAGGTCTTCAATCCGGTGACCAAGGCCTACGAACCGGTGCGGCGGGTCGAGGACTTCATCATCGACCACAGCTTCATCATCCAGGAGGAGCTCGACGCCTACACGTCCACGATCATCTGGGATGCTGCGCGCAACGACTACCTGGCGGCCGCGGCGAAGCGCTCGAAGACGGGCGAGCCGACCGCAGAAGACGAGGCCCGGGCGATCCAGCATGCCGACGACGTGGTGCGAAAGCACCAGCCCTCGGCGACCGCCCTCGAGCAGTCGGCGCTCCTGCGAGATCGGAAAGGGATCGGGTCACTCCTGGCGATGTTCGGATTCTTCAACCAGCTCGGGAACATCGTCTTGCGCCTGATGGGCGAGGCAGACACGCCCGCCGGTCGCGCCCGGGCCTACGGGAAGGCCTTTGCGCTTCTTCTCGCCACCAACGTCCTTGGCTCGTTCCTGGTGGGCGACGGCCCCGAGGAGGACGAAGGATGGGACGAGTGGGCGACCCGCAAGGCGCTGACCGCCCCCTTCATCGTGGTTCCCTTCGTTGGGTGGGCGGCCGAGGAGGCGGCGGGGCGGGTCACCACCTTTGCCTGGCACGGCAAGGCGAAGCATCGGCGGTTCAGCTTGGCGGTGTCCCCGATGTTCGCCGCCGGCGAGCGGTTTATAAATGCCCTCGGGAAGGCCGCGGCGTCCGATGAGCCGGAAGAGAAGGTCGGCGCAGTCCTCGAGGCCTACGGCAGCGTTCGAGGGCTCCCCGTCACCCAGGGGAAGCGGACCGGAGGCGCTGCCTGGAAGATGTACACGGGCGAGCTCGAGCCTCGCGATCCGCTCGAGGCCGGCGACCTCCTCCTCTTCGGCGACAGCCCCTACCGCGGGGCCTCGCCGCTGTCGGTCGGGAGCGACGTGATCAGCGGCGAGCGGTAGTCGCTCCCAACGGAGTGCACACTCGGGCGGATACTGACCCGCATGGCGCTCCACAGCACCGCCTCGATCGTCGAGTATTCGGGCAACGGGGCCACCCGGGCCTTCGCGCTCCCCTTCGCCTACGACCGGGCCGCTTCCATCCAGGCGGTGCTGATCGAGCCGGGGGGCGCGGAGCACAAGCAGACCCAGGGCGCGCACTTCACGGTCGAGCCGGACGGCAGTCCTTCGGGCGGCACGGTGACGTTCGCGACGGCGCCGGCCGCCGGGTGGACCGTGCGGCTGATGCGGATCTTGCCGCTCACCCAGGTCTTGCAGTTGCCCACCCAGGGCGCGTTCACGCCGGCGGCGCTCGAGCAGACGCTGGACCGCATCGTGATGATGCTCCAGCAGCTCAACGACGGCCTGGCCGTGAACTCGATGCACGGGGATCAACCGGGCGGCTCGCTTCACCCGATCGCCACGCGGGAGGTGGCGGGCTTCGCGGGGCCCGAGCAGGTGGCACGGTGGGACGACCACGTAGACACCTCGGGGAACCCGCACGGCACCACCTGGGAGGACGTGGGAGGGGCGCCGGCGGATCACCGCCACGACGACGACTACGCGCCGACGGGCCACAACCACGACGACGACTACGCCCCCAAGGACCACGACCACGACGATCGCTACGGGTCGAGGGGAGAGGCAGACGACGCCAAGGACCGGCTCGACGATCTCGAGGGCCAGGTGCCGCCGCTGGTGGAGTGGAAGGACGAGACCGCGCCGAAGATCCTCGGGTACGACGTGCTGCTCCCCACGCTGGCGCCGAAGAAGGACCCGGTTTTCGAGGGTGTGCCGCGAGTGGGGCTCCGGGCCCTGCTCGACGAGTCCTCGAGCATCGACTGGTCGAAGTTGACGGGCCGCCCCACCACCGTGGGCGGGATGGGCCTCACGGACGCCGCGACCAAGGCGGAGCTCGCAGGCAAAGCGGACAAGGCGACGACGCTGGCGGGCTACGGGATCCTCGACGGGGTGACCGCGGGGCAGCTTGCGGCGGCCGAGGCCAACGCCGCAACGGCTCTCGCGCAGGCGAACAGCGCCACGCTTCTGATTCACTCGAAGAGCGAGACGATCGCCAACCACGAAGCGCGGCTCGTCGTCCTCGAGCAGGGCGGGGGCGGCGGGGGCGGTCCGAGCGGCGGGGGGAACTTCTTCGACGCCCGCTGCGATGAGGGCCTCCAGGTCGGCGACGTGGTGGTGCCCGGCGGGATCGGGGTGAAGCTGGCCGATCCTAGCGACCTGGCGTCCATGCCGGCGGTTGGGATCGTGGTGGTGAAGACGACGCCCACCCAAGCCCGCGTGCAGACGGCGGGCGTGCTTTGGGACGCGCTGACCGGCCTCACGATGGGCGCCACGTACTACGTGGGGCTCGACGGCCGCCCGACCAACGATCCACCCAAGGGCCCGCCCGACACCGCCCAGCAGCGGATCGGCGTCGCGTTGTCGTCGACGGCGCTTCTCGTCTTCCCGTCCACCGAGATGTTCATCCACCAGGGGTAAGAAATGGCAGACGTGAAGCCGCTCGTCCGGCATCCATCCGGCTATCCCGCCGACCTCAACAACACCGACACCCTCAACGCCCACGCCTTCAAGTCGCTGGGCGGCGGCATCGACGCGGGTGGTGCGCGCGTCCAGAACGTGGCCACGCCGGTTGGGGCCAACGATGCGGTGAACAAGACCTACGCGGACTCCATCGCCCAGGGTCTCTACTTCCGCGACCCGGCTCGGGCCGCCACCACCGCCAACCTCAACCTCGCCTCCCCAGGAGCCTCGATCGACAACGTGATTCTGGTCGTGGACGACCGGGTGCTGGTGAAGAATCAGACCAACAAGGCGCAGAACGGCATTTACCTGTGGAAGGGTACCTCCGTGCCGATGGTCCGTGCCTCGGACAGCCTTCGGGCCGGCGTTGTCCTCTGGGTCAACGAGGGCGACATCCATCGGGACACCCAGTGGGTGCTCTCGACGGACGCGACCATCACGCCCGATACTACCCCGATCGACTTCACCGAAGCCCGCCGGGTGGCAGAGCTCCAGGCTGGGCGCTCCATCCAGATCTCGTCGAATACGATCTCGCTCAAGTCCGGGGCCGGTCTCACCACCACGGGCGATGTGGCCGTTCTGCCCAAGCCCAGCGGCGGCATCACTGTGACGCCCGAAGGCGTCGGGGTGGATTTCGCCGGCACCGGGAGCTCCAACCAGGCCGCGCGCTCCAACCACACCCACACCGCAGCGGACGTGGGGGCGGCCCCCACCACCCGCAACCTGATCGCCGGGAACGGCCTCACCGGCGGCGGGACCCTGGCCGCTGACCGCACCTTCCACGTCGGGGCGGGCAACGGCATCGAGGTCACGGCCGACGCCGTGGCGGTCAAGGCCAACAAGGGAATCGTCTCGGATGCAAACGGAGTCGGTGTCCTGGGGGATGGGGCCAGAGGCGTCGACGTGCATGGCGTCACTGGCGTCGGCGTCAAGCTCGGTGCGGGTTTGGCGTTTGACGGCAGTGGCAACATTGTCACTACTCCCGCTGCCGAGCCAGAAGCAGTCGTGGTTCATCTGGATCCTGGGGAAAACATCTCCGCCAACAAGGTGGTCTCCCACTCCTCGAATGGAAAATTCCTGGAGGCCCGTTCCGGCACCGCTGGTCGTGGAGAGGTTATCGGGATCATCTGGGGTGCTGTCGTGACGGGAGCCCTTGCTCCCGTGCTGGTGGAAGGCATGCACCCCGGTCTGGTGACGGGCCTGGCGGTAGGTTCCACTGCGTACCTGGGGCCCAGCGGAGATCTGGTCACCACCCCTCCGGCGACGGGCCGGATCGTTCGCATCGGCAGGCAGATGACCAACGGCTTCCTGGTCAAGATCGCCGACTTCGGTGAGCGCTGATGCCTCCCCCGAACGATCGAGTCCGTCCGTACAAGGCGGAGACGGCCGCGACCGGCGGCACCGCCAGCGACGATCGCCCCTACCCGCGGGTCCTCGATCCCCAGCGTGACGCCTTGGATGCTGCTGGCCTGTTTATGCAGCAGGTAGGCAGCGCCGATCGCAACGTGGCGATCTGGCGGGAGGGCCACCTCATGCACTTCCGCGACCAATCCATGGCGCCGGGGGCGAGCGTCACCCTTTCGCAGCTCGCAGCGGGCGGAGGGGGGACGCCGGACCCGGCGTCGCCCTGGGTCAACCTCATGTCCATCCAGCCTCGGCAGGACTCTCGGATGTACGCCGTGCTGAAGGAGTACGGTACCGTCGAACTCGAGGACGACGATTACCCTGGCGAGCACCCCTATCGCGTTTTCGCCTCCGTGGCGGGATTAGCCTGGGTCCGCCTGTCGGTGGTCGTACTGGAAGTCACTGGTCCCGGGAGGATCTGGATCGAGGCGTCGGACGACGACGGGCACACGTGGTCGCCGTTGGCGCCGAGCGTAGGGATGTCCCCTGGCGTTGACGTCTCACCGGGAGGCGGGCTCGGGCCGGATGCCACCCTCTACCGCAGCGCGGTTACGCCTTTCGAGATCGCGGATCCGAACTACGGCGGCACGGCCGAGGCGGTGTGGCTGCGGGTGATGATAGAGGGCGAGAGGTTCGAGGAGGGGATCAGACTCGGCGCAATCCGCGTCGAGGGGATGGCGGAGCAGGGGCCGGCATGAGGCGCGTACTCCTCGCGCTCGGGCACGTCTGGACGGCGCCGAACACGATCGCGATGTGGGCGCTGGCGAAGGCCACCCGCTGCCGCTGGGTGTTCCGCGGCGCCGAGGGGATGCTGGTCTACGACGGCAGCTCCTCGAGGGCCTGGCGCTGGTGGGCGCGGCGATGGGGGATGACGGCTCTCACCGTCGGCGCCGTGGTGGTGGTGGCGCGGCCGTGGAGCAGCGTTGGCAACGTCCAGCGCCTCCTCGTCCATGAGCAGCGGCACGTCGTCCAGGCGCTGATCCTCGGCCCCTTCTACCTGCCGGTCTACCTGCTGCTTTGCGCGTACGGCCCGCTCCACGGCAGGCACTGGTACCGCGACCATCCGCTCGAGCTCGACGCCCGGGCGGCGGAGGACCACGCATGTCCGGCCCGAGGATGAGCTGCCCGCGCTGCTGGGGCCGTGGGGCGCAGTCTGCGCATGTCGTCCATCCTTGCGGATACTGCGGCGGCTCCGGCTCCGTGGCGGACGAGCAGCTCTCGCCCCACTTCCGCCTCTCCGAGCTGCTCGAGTCGAGGGCCGCTCGCACGCATGGCATCCCCAACGAGCCGGCGGCCGCAGAGATGGAGAACCTCCGCGCGCTCTGCCTCGAGCTCCTCGAGCCGCTCCGCGCGGAGTTCGGTCCGCTCCGGGTGACCAGCGGACTTCGCACCCCGCGACTGAATCAGGCGGTGAAGGGGGAGCCCTCGAGCGCCCACGTCGTCGGCTGGGCGGCCGACGTGATTGTGGTTCGCGGCGAACGCCAAGCGTTCCTCGAGGACGCGATGGCCTGGCTCGCAAGGTCCGGCCTCGTCTTTGACCAGGCGATCCGCGAACCCACCTGGCTGCACCTGGGCCTGCGCCAGCCGATCACCGGCGCGCAGCGACGCGAGCTGAAGCGCGCGGACGGCGGGAGGTATCCAGCATGGACGGCAGCCTGATCGAAGGGCCGCTCTTGTCGTTCTTCGTCGCTGCGGTCTTCCTCGCCGCGGTGGGGCAGGGCGCGACCGGCCAGGTCTTCGGACCTGTCGGGCCTCGGCCTACTACCGGCTGGCGGGAGACCTGGCGGCGCACGATGTGGGCGCACCCGATCCTCGGGGGCGTAGCCCTCGGGTTCCTTCGCCTGCCCGCCCCCGAGGCTCTCGGCGGCGGCGTCGCCGGCGCGGCGGTCTGGTACGCGGCCGCCGGCGCCCTGGCGCTGCCGATTTACCGCTGGCTGCGGCAGCTGCTCGAGCGGCCGCAGCCCCCCTCCACCTGAACCACCGCCGGCGCAGCCGGCAGAGAGGCAGCGACATGGGCAAGGCAGGGATCACCGTCGAGGGCCAGGCGTACGAGCTCCGGGTTCTTCAGGTCCTCGAGAAGAACGAGTTTGGCAAGCCGACCGTCGTGAAGATCCTCAGGGACGAGGACTCGGTTCGGCTCGAGGACGGCGAAGAGTTCGTCACCGCCTTCGTGCATGGGAGCGCCGATGCTCCCCCCGCGGCGACAACGTGA